TTGTGAAAGCTTTGTGAAAACTTCATTCTACCTCTTGACTTTTATTTGCAGGTCTCCCACAAAGAGATAGAGACAATCATCAAGAACGGATTTGCGGCAGGCGGAGATATAGCAAGCGTTACACTTGGCATTATGGATAGCGGCATAAGAGACGAATATTGGAGAGCAAGAAGAGCCGCACTAACGGAGGTGCTGAGAGCGCACAACGTAGCAAAGCAGGAAGCGGCTATGCAGAATCCTTGCATTAAAGAGAAGATGTGGAAACACACCGGCGACCATAAGAACGAGCCGAGAGAAAACCATGTGGATATGGACGGACAGAGAGTGCCGATAGATCAGCCGTACACGCTTATAGGAGCTGACGGAGAAGAATATCACCCCATGTTCCCTGTTGACCCGATACTCCCACCCGGAGAGGCGGTCAACTGTCATTGTATATCACAGGATATAGTCGATGAAAAGATACTCGCCCTCCCTCTTGAGGAGCGGCAGAGACTACAGCAGGAGGCTATCGACGCTATGGACGACGAATGGGAAAAGAAACTCGACGCTCAGAACAGAGCAAAGGCAGGAATAGACGACGAAGAGTAGCCTCTGAGAGCGTCGAAATCGGCTCTTAAATCCGTTCTGATTTTTTAGGGCAAGTTATAAGGCTAAAGCATAAAAGCTCCAAATTCGTGGTGGCAGCCCTCAATTTCGAGACGTTACAAGCTAAAAACGGATTTTATATCCGCTTTTATAAAAAATATCCCCTTGAGAGGAGGTGAGAAGCAGTGAAGAGCAGGATAAACAAAGCCAGAGAGATCACCGACGCAAAAATATCCTTTGTGTCGTTGGTAGACAAGGCTGCGAACAAGAGGCAATTTCTCATAACCAAAGCTGAGGGCGGAGAGGCAAACTGGACGACAATAGGGCGTATCGTTAAGAAAGACAGCGAAAACCACTATGTTACAGGAATAGTATATGAGCCGCTTGTAGAGGACGCTCACGGCGACTTTATGTCAGAGGCGGAAATAACTAAGGCTGCGTATTGGTTTGCAAAGAACGGCGACGACGTAGATGTACAGCACAGCTTCAAGTCTCAGGAGGGCGTAACGGTAGTTGAGAACTGGGTAGCAAAGGCAGATTTCAAGATTGACGATGAGGAGATCAAAAAAGGAACTTGGCTTATCACAGCGGAGATTACCGACGACGATATATGGGATAAGATCGAGAAAAACGAGATCACGGGATTCAGCATGGGCGGACAGGGAAAGTACAGTGAGGAAGATGTTGACCTTGACAGCCTCACAAAGGCGGAAAGCAACGAAAGTCTCCTGAGCAAGATTGCTAAGGCGTTAGGCTTCAAGACCGTTGTCAAGGGCGATATAGTAGAGACTTTCAACGAAAAGACGAAAGCCTCGATGTTCTGGAACGCCTTTTGGACGTTGGAGGAATACCTCTACACTTACGATTGGCGAACAGAAACCGCTGTTTACCAGACCGACGACAGCAAAATCCGTGAGGCCCTTTCGGATTTCAGCAGCATAATAACCGACATTCTTACTACCGAAAAATACATTGCAAAGTCAATTTCACCTTTTGACATCAACAATGTTGAAAAGGCAGGAAAGAAAATGTCGGGAAAGAATAAGGCTACACTCTGCGGTATTTACGACAGCCTCGGAGCATTCCTCAAGGAATTTGACGACCCGGAGGAAGATGAGGACGACGATACCAAGAATCAGCCGAAAAATGACCCCGATAAAAAGGAGGAAGAAGTGACTAAAGCAGAAGCAGAGAAGCTCATAGCAGAGGGTATTGAAAAAGCCCTCAGCGGAGCAACAGCCACATCAACAGAGCCTACCGAGCCTGTTGCAAAGGCTGACGAAACACTTACTCCCGAGAAGATCACAGAAATGATTAACGAGGGTGTAACAAAGGCTCTTGCCGCAAAGCAGGAAAGCGTCAGCATGGACGATGTTCAGAAGATGATTTCCGAGGCAGTTGAAAAGGCAGTAGAGCCTATCAAGAAGCAGACAGGTCTCCCCACAAACCTTAACGGCAGTGAGCCGGTAACAAAGCAGGAAGAGACCCACTATCTGCATGGAATACTCTAAAAGGAGGACCTACAATGGGCAAGATCATGACAAACAACCAGATTGTCAAGGCGGCGGCTATTCAGACCTCTTCCCTGACTAACGGTCTGCTCAACCCGGAGCAGGCGAGAAAGTTTATACAGCAGACTTTCGAGGCTACAAACCTCGGCAGCCTTATCCGTCACGAAATGCGTGTAGCAAAGACAGGCGAAATCGACAAGATCGGTATCGCAAAGAGACTGCTCCGCAAAAAGACAGAGGGTATGGACGACGGTTACAGAGCAGGTGTAAAGACAGGCGCTATCAACTACGCTACAACAGCAGTACGCCTCCCCTGGGAGATCACGGAGGAAACCCTCAGAGAAAACATCGAGGGACAGAATCTCGAATCGATCATCACAAACCTTATGACAAAACAGATGGGCGTAGATACAGAGGACCTTTATATCAACGGCGACACCTCAGTAGCTGCGTCTGACCCCGATCACGACTTCCTCTATATCAACGACGGTTGGAGAAAGCAGCTCCTTAACGGCTCACACATCTACGACGCAACAAGCGACAGCGATATGAGCCTTGACATTTTCTACAAGACAATGCAGAAACTCCCGAACAAGTATAATAACGGAAACCTCCGTTGGCTTATGTCGCCCAGAAGAGCGCAGGAGTGGGAGCTGTACCTCCTCAAGAAAGTTATCAATCAGGGCGGAGCTGTTCCCGACAGCATTTACACTGCTCCTGCAAAGATACCCACCGTCGAAGTACCGTCTCTCGACGACGATACAATTATCCTCACCGACCCGAAAAACCTTATCGTCGTGAACACCTACGATGTTAAGATCAGAAAGACCGTTGAGGGCAAAGAGGCGATTATGCAGGATAAGCGCTTCTACGTTATCCACTTCGACTTCGACCCGATTATCGAAGAACTCGACGCAGCCGCTATCATTCAGAATCTCCCCTCGCTGATGTAAGGAGGAGCTTGTATGTATAGAATAAAGCTGAACAAAGGACTTTCGTACAGCACGAACATAAACGGCAGGCTTGTAACAGTAACTCGTGAAAAGCCTTATATCGAACTTGAGGACGCAGAGGCTGAAACACTCCTTGCAAGCGGCTATTTTGAGACTTGCAACGCAGGACCTATGGAGCTGACAGCAGACGCAGAAACAGACGGTAATACGGGCGTAATTGACATGAGCGGAGAGCCTGCCCCGGCTTACGGCGGTAAGACCCTTGAGGAAATGAATGTATCGGAGCTTGAAACATTCGCTACATACAAGAACATTAGCCTCAAGGGTATCAAGAAAAAGGACGACATAATCAAGAAGCTCAAAGAGGAACTCCCGGTTGAGGAGCTTGAGGGCGAAATCACTTATGGAAGTCCTACAATGACCGAAATACAGGAAAGCTAAGGAGGGAAAATAGTTGAAAGTACAGGGATATGATATCGGCGCTTGTGGTGTAGAACAGCTCTTCTATGCAGGAGAGATTGCATTTGACACCGACGGAGCGTCAACCGGCGTAGAAACTTTGGAGCTGCCTGCAGGCGTTATCGTAACGAGGGCAACAGCCGTCGTGAATAAGGCTTTTAACGCAGGAACAACCAATGTGCTGACTGTCGGAACAAACGACGATGCAGACGACATTCTCGGCTCTTCTGACATCACAGAGGGAACAGCAGGAGTATACACCGTCAATAAGTTCGTCGAACTCAGTGCAGCTACAAAGGTCAAGATCAAGTACACTCAGACAGGCACGGCAGCAACAGCCGGTAGTGCTGAGATTTATCTGCATTTGGTACGCATTCCCGTGTAAGGGGGCGATACAATGGCAAACAGACCTTGGGTACAGCCCTCGGCAATAAAGGAGTATTCAGAAAACAAGCAAGTTCAAAAGCGATCAGATCAGCGGCTCAGAGTAGATATAGCGAGAGCGGAGAAGTATGTTATAACCCTCACGCACAACACATTTGAGGAGTATAACTCCATACCGGAGGACGTAAAAACAGCGGTCATTATTTTGGCGGAGGCATATGCCAACAACGCTATAAGGGCGGCAAAAACAGCGAAATCCGAAACTTTCGACGACTATTCTTACACTGACAAGGAAACGGATATATCCGTAGAGGGACTTGATATTGCCGCCTTACTGGACGATTATGTGATAAACGAGCCAAAAAACGGCGTGAATATGAGGCTTAGGAAGCTATGATTGAAGATTTTTTCGACCACAAATGCAACATATTCCACGTTACGACCACATCATCAAGCCCCGGCTACGGGCTTCCTACAGGAAGTGATGTGAAGTACGGCTATGGAACAAAGCCGGATTTGACAGAAGTAATGTGTCATTTCGGCGTAAAAACGTCAAGTATCACTATCGTTCAGAACGAGCCGCAAAACGATATGGACGCACGAATAAAGCTGACATTACCGACAGGGACAGATATAAGGCTGAACGATAAAATCGTCAGCCTCGAAACAGGTCTTGAATACACGGCAGAACAACCTCGCTATATAAGAGATCACCATATTATCGTTTACATAAAACGAGTGGAGAAACAGAGGCCTCTGTAATGGCTAAAGTCGAGTTTGATTTATCGGAATTCAAAGACTTCTTCCAGAGGTTACAGGCAGCAGGAAAAGGCGACCTAAAAGCAGAAGCGGTATTATGGCTTGAGGCAATAGGCATTGAATTACTCCGAATAGTAGAGGACGAAATTGTGCGTAGAAACGTTACTGATACACGTTTACTTTTGCACAGTTTCACCAAAGGCGACGCAAACAACGTGTGGGAAATATCCGACGGAGGGCTTACACTTGAAATCGGCACTCACGTTGATTATGCTTCTTACGTCAACGACGGACATTGGACTAACCCGAAAGGCGTCTCAACACGATTTGTACCGGGACAATGGAACGGAGATAAATTCGAGTACATACCCGGAGCAAAAACAGGAATAGTGCTTAAGCAACATTGGGTAGAGGGAAAACATTATTGGGATAGCGCTTTACGCATATTCGAGACTATGTTTCCCTCACTCGTTGAGGCAAAGTTGCAAGAGTGGATAGACCGTTACTTCGAGTGAGGAGGGCAAAATGGTAATAGAGCAGGAATTAGCAAGTATTTTCGGGTACATTCTGCAAGCGGCAGGAAACCCTACTCCTTATTACAGGAACTTACCGCAGGATTTTAAAGTACCGGCTGTTTACTACCCTATCCCGGAGATAGTAACGAGCGGAGACACTTTCAGCAGCTACGGAGCTGAGTACGATTGGTACATAAAATTCATTCATTCTGAAACTCAGGAGGCTTACGAAATGGCTTTGAGCGCCTTGACAGCAATCAAGGAAGCGAGAAACCTTATACCTCTTAGGGAGCAGGACGGAAAGATGTCAAAAAAAGGCGTGAGGATAAAAGACCCTGAGTTGCGAACTATCGACGACGGAGTTGTGCAACTCAAGATACGATTTGTAAGCAGGCGACCATACAGCCGTTCCGCTTCAAGCCGTATAACTTCATTCGATATGCGTGCGGCATATAAAAAGCATTAACATACCCAGAGGAGGAAAGACTATGGGAAAAGAAACACCAAAAGCTGTGGAAACGCCTGCAAAGGACGTTTCGGCGGCAGAGCCTAAGTTCACTCTCGATAAGCTGAGAGAGAACTGCGGAACGCTTTTCGGAGTTGACGAAAGCACCTTTGTAGGCGCTACATACGCCCTCAAGGGAAAGAAATACTCCGTAAGCGAGATCAAGGAAACCATTAACGAGTGGAAGAAAAAGGAGGCAAAGTAAATGGCAGGCGGTACATTTGACAAGAGTGTCGGCAAGGTACGCCCCGGCACATACATCAACTTCGTTAGCCAGAAGCAGGATATTTCGAGCAGTAGCGAAAGAGGCACAGTTATTCTCCCCCTGGGAAACACTGACTACGGTCCGACAGGCGAAATGATTCATCTTACAGCTTCTGCACCTGATATAGCAAAGGCAAAGCTCGGTCACAGCGTTTACGATGAAGATTCTAATATGCTTTTTATCCGTGAGGCGTTCAAGGGAGCAAGCGAGGTAATCGTATACATCTGTACAGAGGGAACAACAGCAGCTCAGGGTACAGGCGGCGGTCTCAAGGGTACAGCAAAGTACAAGGGAGCAAGAGGCAATAATCTCTCATACTCCGTTGTGGCTAACCCTGTATCGGGATTCGACATCAGCATTTACCTTGACGGAAATGTAATGGAAACGTTTGAGAACGTTACTGCTTACACGGGACTTGCTGATAGCGAGTACATCACATTCGAGAAGAGTGCCGACGACGCTGTTATAGCAGCGGTAGCAAGCGTCGCACTGACAGGCGGAGTGAGCGCCGCCCTTTCCAATGACGGAGTAACAGCATTCCTTACAGCAGCAGAGGGAGAGGCATGGAATACAATGGCGTTCCCGTTCAATACGGCAGCTCTTCACGCCTCCGCACTTTCAAAGATCAAGCACCTCAGAGAAAACGTCGGAAAGACAGTACAGGCAGTTCTCCCTAATTACAACGCTGACTATGAGGGCATTATCAATGTAACCAACGGCTACAAGATAGGCGATCAGGAAGTTACGGCTGCTATGGCAACAGCATATGTAGCAGGCATTACAGCAGGAGCAGGAAGCACCGAAAGCAACACAAATCGTACCGTCGAGGGAGCTGTAAGCGTAGTCAGCCCCAAGACACATGAGGCGGCAGTTGCGGCTATTAACAACGGCGAATTCTTCTTCTCAATGTCAGAGGCAGGAAATGTTGTTGTTGAGTACGACATCAACAGCCTTGTGACTATCCCCTCAACAAAGGATAAGTCATACAGCAAGAACAAGGTAATCAGAGTGTTTGACGCATTTGCGGAGGCAATCAAGTCAAACTTCCCTCCTAACCGTTTCGACAATGACGAGACAGGTTGGGAGGTAATGGAGGGTATCGGAAAGACTATCCTCAAGCAGTTCGGACCTCGTGCAGAGGGAGGAAACGGCTCGATCAAGAACATTGATTACAGCAACGACTTCCTTGTTGACAGAGAGCATTCCGTAGGCGACGAAACCTATTTCAACGTAGGTATCGAGCCTGTTGACAGCTCAGAAAAGCTGTATTTCACAGTATCTACACGATAAAGGAGGAATAAACAATGGCAGGAACAATGACACATAACAGAAACCCTATCTCTCTTCGTGAGGGTAAGGCTTTTATTGACGGAGTTGAAGTTCTTGACGGTATCAAGCTCAACATAAAGTTCACGCCTGACGTTTGGACAGGTAAGCAGCTCGGAGACCGTTCAAACAGCTCCCGTTGGCTCGGCTACCAGATCACTGGCTCGATCACTCGCAGACGTTCTACTAACTTCCTTGAGGACAAGATCAGAGAGTACAAGGAAACCGGCATAACCCCTGAGCTTACAATTCAGGGCATTATGGACGACCAGAACAGTGATTACTACGCAGATTACGGCACTCATACCGTGACAGTTGTAGGCTGTGTTCTGACGGGCGACCTCAATCTCATTGACCTTGACAGCGGCGGAGAGGTAGTCGAGGACACAATCGCATTCAACGCAAAGGACGTTGTCTGATAACACAACAAAGTAAAAGGTTAAGAGAGAGCCGTTACGATACGCTCTAACGGCTCTTACCTTGAATTGGCTTATTTGCAAAGGAGGAAAATCATATGAGCAAAAAGGACCTTAAATATTTTATGAGAAATACTGAGCCGGAAGTTGTAACAGCTCCCGGACCTGAGACTTTCAAGGACGAAAACGGAGAAGTTATTCAGTTCGAGATCAAAGTGCTGACGCAGGCGGAAATCCAGAAGATAAACGACGCTTACCGCAGCCGCAAGATAGCCACCGATAAGAGAGGCAATCCTCTTATAGCTAACGGAGAGGTAGTGTGGAAAACCGAAAGAGACTACGCTAAGGCGACAAGACATATTATCGCTGAGGCATTACAGTACCCCGATCTCAAGGACAAGGCTCTTATGGAGCATTACAAGTGTGTTGACATCACCGAAATGCCTCTGCTCGTATTCCCCAGAGCAGATGAGTTTCAGCACGTTTCCCGTATCGTTATGTCAGCACTCGGCATAGGCGACTTCGAGAGTGACGAGGAGGAAACACTTAAAGACGCAAAAAACTAATCAAAAGCAAGGGCTCAACGGCATATTGGGCGCACGTTCTATGGCAGAGGCATAACTTACGCCCGGAGACGTTCTACAATCTACCGAGAGAAAGACAGTTATTTTACATAGCCTCAGAGCTATGCGAAAGCGACGACCCTTGCAGGCTTGACAGTAAAATATAAAATACAGGAGGTGACAACCTATGGCTGATTTAAAAGCTCGGTTTAGTCTCATAGACGACATGAGCGACAAAATGTCGCAAATTGGAGAAAGTGGACTAAACGCTATGGAGGCTTGGGAGCAGGCAGGAGAAGCTGCAAGCTCGGCTATTGACGGTGTCGCCTCTTCTGCTACTCAGACGGCGACAGCAGTAGACGGTGTTGCACAATCCATTGACGAGATCAACAGCTCCGCAGGAGACGCAGGAGGGGCGGCGGACGAACTTTCAGCCGCCCTTAATAACCTTGATAACGCAATGGAGGCAGCCTCAGCAGGAACGGATAACTGGACAGCGGCAGCTCAACAATACGATAAATCGGCTCTTGAGATGATTTACACCACAGAGGAACTCGTAGAAATGGGGCTGAAAACAGCAGACGCATTAGGAAACGTCGATGAAATGTACGAACTATGCGAGGCGGCGGCAGGACAGCTTAATTCCGAGCTTGAAAATTCGACAGCAGCACATGAGGCATTAGCAGAGGCTGTTCAATCTGCCGAAAGAGTAATGGAGGAGTTCGCAGACAACGGAAAAATATCAGCGGAAGCCTCAGAAAGACTTGACGAAGCCAATCAAGCGGCGGCGAATGCCATAGCAGAGTTGGAGGCAGCTCAAAGCGAGGCGAAAGCCGCTATGGACGCATACGACGAAACCATTATATCAGGAACTACGGACCTTGATGAACTCGCTGCGGCGGCAGAACGAGCCGAAACAGCCGCCTCAAACCTTGCCTCGGCTAACGAAAATGCAAGCAAAGCGACGGAGGAACTATCAGGAGCTATTGAGAATGCAGGCGAAAGCGCTAAGGAGACAGAAGAAAAGGGGAAAGAAGCAATTGAAACCATTTCTCAGACTTTAGCCTCAGCAGGCATAATCAAAATGTTAGATGAGGCGGCGGAAAAGGCTTACGAGCTTGCGGACGCATTCAGCGAAAGCCAGAAAATCGTAGTCAACGCAACAGGAGCTACAGGCGAAACCTTAGAGGGCTTGGAGCAAAGTATGATGAATGCTTATTCAAATAATAAGCAGAGCCTCGATACGACAGCGTCTGCTATCGGAGAGATCAACACCCGAATGGGGCTACAGGGAGACGTACTCAGCGACGTAACCGGCAAATTCCTTGATTATTCCAACGTCACGAACACTAACGTAGTGAATTCAGTGGCAAATGTTACAAAAATAATGAACAAGTGGAACGAGGAACAGGAGAACGTCGAGAGCGTTATGGATAAGCTCGTTTACGCCTCCCAGATTTCGGGAGCGTCAGTTGATAGCCTCAGTAGTTCGCTCATAAACGGCGCAGGAGCTTTTCAACAGGTAGAACTGTCTCTCGACAACACCATATCGCTCTTAGCCGCTTTTGAGCTTTACGGCTTAAATAGCTCGACAGCGATAATGGCAATGAGAAACGCCGTAAGGCATTTCTCTGACGACGGAGAGGACGCAGGAGAAGGCCTCAGAAGAGTTATTGATGAAATTGCCAATATGGAGAGTGCCGCAGAAGCAACCTCACTCGCTTGCGAAGTATTCGGCTCAAGAGCAGGCGTAGAAATGGCGAATGCTATACGAAATGGTGCTATTTCCATAGAGACGCTTAACGGCGATCTTGACGCAGCTCAGGGCGCACTTTCAAAAACAGCTCAGGCAGGAGAAACCCTCAGTGAAAAGTGGGAAAGGTCTAATAATAAGATCAAGACAGCGTTTACATCAGCTTTACAGCCTACACTGGATAAATGTTCAGCAGGCTTAGCAAAGATAGTCGGAGGCATAGGAGATTTTCTGAACAAACACCCGGCATTCACAAAGGCTCTTACAGCGATTGGAATAGGTTTAGGAGTTGTAGCTGTAGCACTCGCAGGATATACAGCAGCTATGGCATTAGCAAAAGTAGCTACAACAGCATTTGCGGCAGTTCTCAACATGACCCCGTTAGGTTGGGCGGCTACAGCTATTGCAGGAGTAACGGCAGCAGGGATAGCACTTGTGTCCATGTTCTCGAAAAGCAAAAACGAGGTTGAGGATTACAACGGCACAATGGAAGAGTGCCAAGCAGAGATTCAAAGGACCGAGGCAGCTTATCAAAAGGCTTGTGAACTTTACGGAGAAAACAGCTCTGCGGCTATGGAACTTTCCGATACACTTGACACACTCAATGCTCAGTTCGATAAAGGCGGCGGAGTATTAGCAGTATATTCGGAACAGGCGAATAAACTTGCCGATTCATTCAGTGAATTATCAAGCGCACAGCACAAAGCAATTGAGGAGATCGACAAGACGGAAACATCAGGCTTGACAGCAGTTGCCATGCTGTCCGCTCTTTCTGAGCAATCGAATTACACCAATGCCGACCTTGACCTCATGGCAGAATACGCAGACTATCTCAATGACACGTTCAACTGTGACATCAAGGTAAACTATGACACGGGAGAGCTTACAGGATTCGACCCGACAGATGTAATAAACGAGATCATGAGCTTGGCGGATAACCAGCGTTATCAGCAAGCTATGGAATATCTCAGCGCTCCTGATTTTATGGACACATACACAGAAGCAAAAAGACAGATACATGACCTCGGCATACAAATAGATCAACTCGAAATGTTGAGAGACAACGCAGGAAACGCTCCTGCAAGCAGTTATGGCTCGACATGGGGTAAGACAGAGCAGGAACAGCTCGAATCTCTTACCGAAACATACAACACATACAAAGACACACTTGAGCAATGTGAAACTGAGATAGAGCAGTACGGCTCTATAATCGACGAAACAGGGGCGTTCAACGAGACTTACAAGAGCACTCTCGATGATATAGCCTATGGTTTAGATGATGTTTCACAAAGAAAACAAGAATTAACAGAGCAGGAACTTGAATGGAATGAGGCAGCTGCCTACGCTTACGAGAGCGTAAGAGAAGAAATTACAGCTCTTTGCGAAGCCTACGAGGAGGCTTACAATACAGCGCTCGAAAGTTTCCAAGGACAATTCTCTCTATTCGATCAAGCGTCCACAACGTCAGAAACCTATCTTAGCTCTACTGTAGCCAATGCTCAGGCAGCCTTAGATACGCAGCTTAATTACTGGACAACATACGGCGAAAATATAGAATTCCTCAAGGGTCAATCGGCAGAGGCATTAGGTCTCACGCAGGAAAACTATGAGGCTCTTATGAGTTACGTCCAGAGCGGCAGTGAAGAGGCGGCAGGACTGGCTCAAAGCATGGTTACGGAGATTCAGAACGGTCATACCGACGCTGTAACAGAGCTTGGAAATACTGTAGCAGAAGTAAATGCAAAACAGGACGAAATAGCCGCTTCTGTAGCAGATTGGAAAACCAATTTTGCCGCAGAAATGGACGCTATTCTGCAAAAAGCAAACTCTACAATTGACAGCTTAAACCTCAGCGACGAAGCAAGTGCGGCGGCAAAAGGAACAATGGACGCATACATCGCTCAGTTAAAGTCGAGCGGACAGGAGGCTGTAGCTACAGCTCAGTATATAGCGAACTGGATTTCCTCAGCTTTATCATCTGCCAACGCCAAAATCAATGTGAGCTTGTCAACAAGCGGCGTACAGCACAACGCTACCGGTACTACAAACGCTGATGATGTGTTTATCGCAGGTGAAGAGGGACCTGAGCTTGTAGTTGGAAAAGGAGGAAGCACAGTATTCCCGACCTCAGAGACAAACAAGATCATATCAGCGCTTGAGGGAATGGACACACAAACTGAAACACCAACTGTATACAGCAATACTTCAACTAATACAACAACTTCCAATTACAGCAGAGCCGTCGAGAACTTCGACCAGAGGGAAACAACGGAGATCAACAACAGCTACACGACAATTGAAAATGGAAGCAGCTACGACGACGGGCGGATAATCACCATATTGACCGGATTCTTAGACGTATTTTCCGCATTGGAGAAAAAAATTGGCACAAATAACAGTGCCGAAACGCCTGAGCTTAATGTGTTTGACGCATACGAGAACGGCACAACTTCCTCAGAAGATACATTTATCGCAGGCGAAAAGGGACCTGAACTCATAGTAGGACAGCCGGACAGCTATGTATTCCCGACGGAGGAAACAGACCGTATTATCAAGGCGATAGGAGCTTATGAAGCGGTAGAGCCTTACGACTTTACGCCTCTTGAGAAGAGCATGAGCAGACAAAACAGCGATATAACCAACCTCGATGAAAGTGTAAACTACGGAGACAGCTACAGCGTAAGCAATATCCGCAATTACAATACAGAGTACGGAGACGCTGTTCGCAACAGCCTTGAAAACGAATACACAGAGGCAGTTTCCAATGTAAGCAACGCAGAAACAACATACGGAGACAATATTGACCGTTCATATTCCGAAACGGTCAACTATGGAGACGTTGTTAGGAGCTATGAGGAGAACGTGAGAGGCGGCGACAGCAGTTATAATGCAGTTACCTCTTACGACAACGAAAGGAGCTACACAGCGTCCGCAGACACTTCCTACGGCGATACAATCGACAATGAGCTGAATTATGGAGACATAGTTCGCAATGTTAGTGAGGAAACAAGCAACTCCAACGATAAGGCATATTCCGAAACGGTCAACTATGGAGACGTTGTTAGGAACTTTGCTGAGAATAACTCAGGCGATAGCGAACAGCGTTACAACACTTCAACTATAGCAAGCAACATTTTCAACAGCCTCGAAAACAGCTTACAGAGAAACGAAAGCACATCGTATAAAAGCAGTTTAAGTAACAGCTACCAAACAGATCACACACTTAGCAATTATAACAATACCTCTGAGAGCGTCGAGAATGCCCTTGAAAGCGTTTCAAATCTTAGTAAGGCAACTTCACTGACAAACAACGCAGAGAGCCACAGCGATAGCATGAGCGTCCTCAGTGAGGCTATCAGGAACAGCAATGCAGAAAGCGACCACTACGAGAATGCATTAACAACGCTTGGTGACGAGATCAGCAATAGCTCTACCCAGACGGAGCAGGCTATTCAGAATATGGAGAGCCTCACAAACGGAAATACTTTCAACAATTCCGAGAACAATGTTGAAAGAATGGAACAGAGCATAGCAAACGATAATCAGGCTTACGAAACAGCAGAAAGCACGAACAACATCAGCAGACAGGCATACTACGACACGGCTAACACCTACGGCGGCGCTGAATACATTGACAACCGGGGAACTTCGACAGCTTACCAGAACGACGATAACAGAGTATATGGTGATACCACAGCTTACGGAGACAGCATAAGGAACTTTGAAAGCTCTTACATCAACACGGAGAATACCCCTCAGACGTTCGAGGATAGGACTGAGAGCGTGTTTATTCCTTTCATGGGAATTATATCCGCAATGATTGAAAAGGCACTCAAAGGCAATCTGAGCGCTGTTGAAGCAAGCGACGAAACAGCATACACATTCGCCGTACCGGAGGACAGAGAAGCGGAGTACACTATAAGCATTCCTGAGATACCAGAACAAGATAACGATAACAGGATAATTGCAGAAAGAGGTGTAGACCGTAAGGACGACGGAGCAGGCAGAGATACAAACGCTGACGTAGAGACAGGAACTGAAAGCGTAAAACGTATCGTCCTCGAAATAGCAGGAAGCGGCAGTATTGACATCTCCGACGGTGTAGATGAAGAAAAGGTGCTTGAGCTGATTGAGGACAATATAAAGCCGGTACTCATGAACATTATTCAGACCGAAATATACGAGGAGGGAGAGTTGTCTTATGAATTCTGATTATCAGTTTTGGCTGTCAGCAAACGGAGAGAAAGAAAAGATTCAGCTCCCTGTAAATCCTGAGACAATAACCGTCAAGCGAGGCACGAATAACGACAAAGTAACCGTAACTGGTCTTGGAGATATAACCATTCTCCAAGACCGATCAGCGGTACAGTTTTCTTTTTCAAGTTTTTTTCCTGCCGCTTACTTCCCCGGAGCGAAAGTCAAGAAGATCACCACTCCATTAACGATAATAAAGAAAATCGAGGCGTGGCAGGAAAGCAAGAAGCCGGTACACTTTATTGTTACGAAATGTGGAATTGATATGTTCTGCTCAATAGAGGAATTCAAGTATTCAGAAAAAGGCGGAGATGTAGGCACATACGAATACAGCTTATCCTTGAAAGAATACAGGGAAATTACTGTAAGACAGATCAAAGTTGACATTTCAACTCAGAAAGCGTCAGTTAAAGATACGGCTCAGAGAGTTGACAACACCGTTCAGCCCAAAACGTATACAGTTGTAAGCGGAGATTGTTTGTGGAATATCGCTAAAAAGTTCTACGGAGACGGAGCAAAGTACACAAAAATATGGGAGGCAAATAAGCAAACCATAGGCAGCGGCAATCCAAACTTGATTTACCCCGGACAGGTTTTGACTATCCCAGACTAAGGAGGAGCAGGTATGGAAAAGGGAATTATGTTACATATCTACAAATCAAAAACAGAGGGCATAGATATAACAAACCTTGTGAACGAGATCAAGTGGAAAGGTAGGAAAGGCAGCGCAGCTCGAAGTGTAACAGCAAAGATTATCGACGACGACGGATACAAACACGCCAGAGCCGGTATAGACATTGAAGAGGGACATCAGTGTATATTTTACGAGGACGGTGAAGAGCTATTCAGAGGGCTTATAATGAGTACCTCACAGACGCAGAAAAAAACACTATCATTCACCGCTTACGACAACGGAATATACCTCTCCAACAACAAAGACACATTCACTTATACCAACAAGACAGCAGATGAAATATTTCTTGATGTTTGCAACCGTTTCGGCTTGCCTATTGGAACAGTTGACAAATGCGGCTATAGAATACCTGAGCTTACAAAGAGCAAAACTACAGCATTCGATGTAATAGCGGACGCATTAAGCCTTGATTATGATAACACGGGGGTAAGACATTATGTCATTTCAAGCAAGGGAAAACTGAACTTGATAACCCGGAGGAAGAATATTCTGCAATGGGTATTTGAAACAGGACAGAACATCATATCTTACACCTACAGCAGGAGCATAGAGGACATCAAGACAAGGATAAAAATGCTATCAGATGAAAACACTGTGATTGCTGAGAGCCGAAACTCGAAACTCGAAAGCAAGATAGGAGTATTTCAAGACGTTGATAAGCCTGACGAAACATTGAATGAGGCTCAAATACAAGAGCTTGCAAATTCTATGCTTGACGAAAAAAGCCTGCCGAAAAAGACGTTACAGCTTGAGGTATTAGGAAAACCAGACGTTATATCAGGAATTGGCGTATTTATAGTAATACCCCACTTAGATTTGTCTCGGACGTTCTATGTTGATGAAGATACTCACACCTACAAAGGCAATTCTCACCGCTTATCAATAAAGCTGAATTATGCAAGCGATATAGGTAAAGACGACGGTACGACAGGTGGAACGACATCAAGCGGAAACATCGGAGATATTGTCCAGTTTAACGGCGGCTACCATTATGTCAGCAGTTCCGCAGATTCACCAACAGGAACTGCTTGTGCGGCAGGACCAGCAAAGATAACAGCTCATGCGCCCGGAGCAAAGCACCCGTGGCACTTGATACATACAGACAACCAAAGCCGTGTTTACGGTTGGGTAGACGACGGTACATTCAGTTAGGAGGGATTCAATGGCAAATAAGGAAACAAGCCTCAAGGAGCTGATTCAAGGTATGATACCTAAAGAAATTGAACTGCTTCAAGGAACGGTCATAAGCACAAATCCCCTCTCCGTTCAGATAGCCAACGACAGCAAGCTCGTTCTAAGTAAGTTGTCGCTTGTTATCCCTCACCATTTGAAAGATCATACGGAAAACGTTGTTATTTCGGACAGCTCAGGGCAGCGAAACGCAACAATAACGGTGCAGAATGCGTTAGCTGTTGGAGAAAGAGTTCATATACTCTCGCTCCAAAGTGGAAAAAAATACTACGTTTTAGACAGGATTTAAAATGGCAGAAGTTTACATACCATTACCTGTTGCAGAGGTTGAAGAGAAAAAGGAAGCACCGTCCTTAACTTACAGCCTTGACCTTGACAGAGGCAGAATATCGGGCATGGTTGACGGACTTCAAGCTGTTAATCAAGCCATAAGGAAAGCGATTATAACGCCGAGATTCAAGTGCTTGATATACGATAATCAGTATGGAAGTGAGATCGAGGACGCTATAATCACAAACGACGCTACAGAAGAATATGTGGAAACTGCAATAGAGGGATTTGTAATAGACGCACTAAAACCCGATACAAGAATAATTCGTGTTTACGACTTTACCGTTGATTTCAAAGACGATTGTGCTTACATTTCGTTCAAAGCAGACACCATATTCGGAGAGACCACCATAGAGGAGGTGATTGCAGATGTTTGAGAACTATACTTACGAACAACTTCTCAGCGACGTACTCGACAACGCCCCGGAGGGAGTTGACACAAGACAGGGCAGTATATTTTATGACGCAGTATCAGGAATACTGATAAAAGTAGCAAAATTATACACCGACCTTGACCTCGTTTTTTCGCTTACGCAGCTTGATACAGCTACAGGCGAATACCTCGACACAAAAGCCTCGGAATATGGCGTATCAAGAAGATCAGCAACAAGTACACAGTATAATGTTACGTTTACAGGGCTTACACCAGATAACGGAGAGCGTTTTTTCACTAACGGAATGTATTTCGTGTTGAAAGAGACAGATAGTCAAATCCCTTACCTCGAAGCGGAAACGCCGGGAACTGTTGGAAACAACATAACAGCCGGAACGCCTGCGATTCCTGTAAACAACATACAGGGGCTTGAGGCGGCGACATTTGGCACAATACTCGAATATGGCACTGACATAGAAACCGACGATAGCTTGCGGTTGAGGCTCAGGGAGAAGATAGCGTCACCGACGGAGAACGGAAACAAACAGCACTATAAAACATGGTGCGAGAGCTACGAGGGCGTAGGACGTGCGAGGATAACGCCTTTATGGAACGGACCGAACACGGTAAAGGCAGTGCTTATAAATCCTATCGGATTGCCTTGCTCTGAGGCTCTCGTAGAAAGAGTACAGGAGTATGTAGACCCGGCTACAAAAGGATATACGGCAGAAGTTGACGGAGTTACATACACCGTCGGAGACGGTCTCGGAGAGGGCGTAGCAAACCTTGGAGCGCACTTCACAGCAGTTGCCGCAGGAGAAACTACAATAAACGTTGAATTCAATGCGGAGCTGATAGCAGGAACAACAAGAGACGGAACTATAGAGGCAGCAACAGAAGCTCTCCGGGAGTACCTCAAAGACCTTGTAATGAACACCACAGACACAACGGACATCATAGTCCGACTATCGGCTGTCGGAGCGATTATTTCGAGCTTACCTCAGATTCTTGACTATTCTGAACTCAAGATCAACGGAGATACCGAAAACATTGAGCCGGGAGAAGATAACGTCCCGATTATAGGCGAGGTGGATATAAATGTTCTACAATAAGTATTTCGAGAACAATTATGAGGAGCTTATTACTTACTATCCTAAGTATTACAGGGACGTTCTCGAAATGAGAGCTATCCTTGAAACACAGGGCGAACTTGCAGACGACCTCGAAGATAACATTGAGCAGGTATTCAACGATTGCTTTATTGATACAGCGGACGAAACAACAATAAGAAAGCTCGAAGAATTTTTATTCTTGGGACTATACAAACAGAGGAGCTTGGAAGAGCGGCGCAGGCTTGTAAAATCGTTCTTTGTTGGCAACGGAAAAGTTTCTGCAAGCATGATAAGCGAAATGATAGCCGCCTACACAGGAGCTTCTGTATCGGTCACTTTTGAGCCTTTCGATGAGGCAGGAAACAACAAGCTCAATATAGAATTCAACAGAGGCGACGAAAGAACGCTCTACATGAGCGACATTCTCACCCTCATTGAGAAACGTATTCCTGCACATATAGAACACGAATCGGCTGTTATATACAGTTTCCCAATAGGTGTTTCAAAGAACGCTAAGAGCTACTTGTATGCCTACGATTTGTGCGGCACGAAACCTGAGCCGGTATTGTTTGGACAGATTCACCAAATTGACGCTGCTACAAACAGCGTTATGTCCGCAGGAGAGGTAATATACCCGATTTGCGGAACAAGATTTGCAGGATAAGGAGGGTTATCAATGGCATTCTGGAAAGAAACGTTTCTTAACAAGATACGCACCGATTGGCTGAGGCGCATTCAGAAAATCCAGTACCAGAGCAACAATGGCACATGGTACGACGCAGCCATAACGGAAAAAAAGATAAGTGGCAATAAGATACAGCTCAAATGCACCACAACAGACGACACGGCTATGACGATAAAGGCGATACGTCTTATCGACACGGCAGGAGATGTAGCAGGACAGCTTACAGAGAATATAACAAAACTTGCCACTCAGGGAGTTATTACCGTATGGGAATTCCCGATATATGAGATCACGGGATAGCAACGAAAGGAGGTGATGAAAAATGTATGGAATAACATCTTGGTTAGATCACGCAGTAAGTCCGCCTAACCTTGTGAAGCTCACCGACAACCACGACGGGACCTACACCATGCTCCCGGCAGGAACGGTAGTACAGCAGGGTACAAACATGAGTGCCGCCCACTTCAACAACATGGAGAGCGGTATTCTTGCAGGCTATACAGCAGCGATTGAATTTGCCAATTTCCTCAGAATGGTGTTGAAAGAATCAGGAGACAGCAAAACGCAGCTCGGAGAACTTATTTCGGAGTTGGATAATGACAAGTTCCCGGAAATCGACAGACAGATACATCTTGTAGAAGTATTAGGTCTCGAAGCGATTACAGCGGCAAAAAAAGCCATAGACGGAGCAGAGGCTCAGAAGTTAGTTGTACTTACAACCACTTGCACCAACTCCCAGAAGTACCCATTTAACAACAGCACCAAGACAATAGCTCTCAGTGGAGCAAACCTACGCTACACCAAAGATTACACCGTCACGGCGGAGATAGTCAGCTACACGGGCGGTTGCGTAGGAGATATTGTTATTTCGGACAAACTTCTTAACGGCTTCAAGATCGGCTACACAGGCAGCGCAACGTCTGTTGAACTCAAAATCTATGTACAGGGAGGCACATAATGGCTAACGTAATCATCAAATCCGAAGAGAGGCGTAGGGACGAAGAGAGAGTGAGACAGTCATTCGGAGCAGGAAATGACAAAGCCTCAAGGGAGGCTGTGGAGATTATAACCGCTCGATCAAGAGAAGCCTACGAGGAGCTTAAGCGAATGGAGGAGAAGAACAAGTGAAAGAGATCATTATGTCACCGGGTACTCACATTGAGTACGAAACAAGCAAGAAGTCGATAACCTTTGGTGACGAGGACCTTTCCATTAACCTCAAGAACAGAGAAATGGACGAAAAGGTTACTATCGACATATGTAGCGATAAACAGGGATTTCTTGTTATCGGCTGTGAGACGGGATTCAAGTATGTGGCACAGGTAGAGATACCACCCAGACGTTACACTGAATCCGAAGATGAGGACGGAGGAATGATACCCGTACCTTTCGACATAAACGAATGCACCATATATTTATGGGGAATGGAGGCTTAAACAATGGCAACAAATTTCGACGATCTTAAACTTTCTGTAGAAGCACTTTCGGGCGGCAAAAACACAGTAATTCTCGACGACCTCGGTATGCCCTCTATCATGGTAATTGTACCGCAGATGAAGAGCAGCGAGATTATAGAGGGAGCAACAGAGACGATTCACCCGGCTTTTGTAATCGACGGTACGAACAAAGCCGCTGTAGCTATTTCAAAATATCAGAACATCATCGTATCGAACAGGGCGTATTCTCTTCCAAACCAAGACCCCAGAGCAAATATTACAGCGGACGCTGCGAGAACAGCCTGCCGTAATAAGGGTGATTATTGGACGCTCACACCGTTTTCGCTCTGGTCTGCAATAGCTCTTTGGTGCAAGAAGAACGGCACTATGCCTCACGGCAATAACAATTACGGCAGAGACGTTTCATATTCCCATGAAAAAGGCGTAGCGTCAATGGCACTTGACAGCAGCGGCAGAATACAGCGAACAGCGACAGGCAGCGGACCGGCTACATGGTATCACGACTACACCCCGGCAGGAATAGCCGATATGAACGGAAATGTTTCTGAATGGTGCGACGGTATGAGACTTGCAAAGGGAGAAATTCAGATCATACCCTATGCGAACTGCGCTCTGCCCTCTTCGGACAATTCAGCCGGAAGCAGCGAGTGGAGGGCTATCAAGTCAGACGGGTCACTTGTCGCACCGGGAACAACAGGAACGCTCAAGTATGATCAGGCGAACAGCAAGGTAACTCTTGCCACTTCGATTACAACGCAGGCAGACGAAAGCAAAAACACACTGTTCCAGAGCCTCGCTGTTGCAACAGGACTTACAGTGCCGCAGATCATCAAGGAGCTTGCTCTCTTCCCTGCCGACGCAGACGGATATGAGGGAGACAATTTCTACATGAACAACGGCGCTGACGAGCGTTTCCCGTTTCGTGGTGGCTACTGGGCGAGCAGCTCGGGTGCGGGTGTTTTCTCCGCGTCTCTGCGCTACCCTCGCTCGTTTTCCGACGGCAGCTTCGGTTTCCGCTCCGCTTTTTATGGAGAACTGTAAACTGATTACTGAATAACTGGCTCAGGGGAGCGACAGCTCCCCTATACCAGAACTAAAGGAGAAAGAAATATGGAAAGCACGGACATTCAGCAACGCAATAAAGAAGCCGCACCGTTCATTCTCAAAGAGAAGATAGGCGACATGATGAAGTATGGAAAGAAAGCCGTAGCTCAGTTCCCACGGAGGGAGAGACAGACAGCGGACGAAATAAGAACGGCCATGCTCACAATGTACCGCCTTGCAATTGCCATTGAGAAGAAGTATTACAAGAAAACGACATTACAGGAGCTTGATATTGAGTTGGACGTCCTGAGACACCTTATTCGCCTTGCACATGACAAGGACTTCTACGATAAAGAGATCAGCAAGAAAAACAGCAGCGGAGAAATAGAACGTTTTCCCGACGGAAAGCCGAAAACTATAAAAATGCAACCGCCTCTTTCAATGCAGAAATACGAAACTTGGAGCAGAATGCTCAACGAGATAGGACGCATTATAGGTGGTTACATGAAGTACACAAAGTAGGTATATGGGGAGCAGGCCGAAAGCGTTTCCCGAATCGTGGTGGCAACTGGACGAACAGCTCGAATGCAGGTGTTTTCTACACGAATCTGAACAACCCTCGCTCGAATTCCAACGACAACATCGGTTTCCGCTCCGCTCTACTGCTATGCCGGAGAGATTACACAACTGCCGCCCACGGGCGAAAGTTCAGCGCATAGCATTAAAGGGGCCTGTTTCCCTCCCCTTACGGGGAAAAGATTGAATTACTGCGAAAGCGGAAACGTTACACGCAGCCTATATTTATAAGCAAGAGGAGAGCCAAACGGAACAATGCAGACGTTGGATAATGTATTCAGCAAGATTTACGACTTTGAAGAGCTTTACGACGCACATTTGAACGCACGAAAAGGCAAACGATTCAGAGACGATGTGCTATTATTTACAGACAACCTTGAGGAAAACCTCATACAGCTTCAAAACGAGCTTATATGGGGAACTTACAAAGTTGGACACTACAGGCAGTTTTACGTTAAAGAGCCAAAACTCAGGCTCGTTATGGCTTTGCAGTACCGGGACAGAGTTGTGCAATGGGCGATATATAAGCAGCTCAATCCATTCTACGACAGAACGTTTATTGAAGATAGTTATGCTTGCAGAATTGACAAAGGAAGCCATAAAGCGGCAGACCGTCTACAATATTGGCTACGACAGGTAAGCAGAAAACCGGAGAAGTGGTATTACCTCAAGCTCGATATAAGCAAGTATTTCTACAGGGTAGACCACGAAATTCTTCTTGAAATCCTCGGCAGAAGAATCAAGGACAAGCAGTTGATGTTACTTCTTGAAGAGATCGTCAACAGCGAGGAAACAAAGTTTGGACTACCGGCAGGCTACAGCCCGGAGGAATGCACAGAAGAAATGTGGCTCTCAACCGTTGGAATGCCGATAGGAAACCTTACAAGTCAGCTATTTGCAAACATTTACTTGAACGAGCTTGACCAACATTGCAAGCACCAACTCCGTCTCCATTACTACATAAGATACATGGACGACGTTATCATTCTTTTCAACGACAAAACAGAGCTGAGGAGAATCAAGGAGGATATTGAGATATTCCTCAAAGAACGGCTAAGGCTTGACCTCAACAAGAAAACGACCATACGCCCGATAAGCCTCGGAATAGATTTTGTCGGATATAAGATGTGGGCTACTCACAGAAAACTGAAAAAGCAGACAGCAAGAAGAATGATACACAGCGTCAAGAAACTTAGCGAAATGCTTGACGAAGGAGAAATAACAAGAGAACATTTTGACCGCTCCGCAGCCTCATTCTGCGGAACACTCATGCACTGTAACAGTTTCGGCTTAAGGCGGAAACTTAACCATATATTTGACGAGATCGTGGTGAAAGGAGGTGACGGAAATGTACGTTGACGCAAACACGATTATCACAATAGCGGCGGTACTTGGCGCTTTGATAGCAATAGGAACAGCCGTATATTCTGTGATTAAGTGGATTCAGAAGCAGGAAAAGCAGTCGGTAGACATTGAGGAACTCAGGAAGAAAGAAGCGTCAGACATCAAGGAAATGAAAGACGAACAGTGCCTCATGAGCTATGCTATGCTTGCCTGCCTCGACGGACTTAAACAGCTCAACTGTAACGGAGCTGTCACAGAGGCTCACAACAAGCTACAGAAACACTTAAACCAGAGGGCGCACTCGTCTACACAGGAAGAGTAGCACCAAAGAAGTTAAACAGATTGGAGGAATGACAAATGCTTAAAGGAAACACTACCGAGGAAATGACTTGGAACTTCTTGAAAGAGAACGGTCTTAACGACTTCGGGGCGGCAGGACTTATGGGAAACCTTTTCGCTGAAAGCGGACTTATCCCCACAAATCTTGAAAACTCCGCCGAAAATCGTCTCGGATTTACCGACACTTCCTACACAGAAGCAGTTGACAGCGGAGGCTACAACAACTTTTCAACGGATAGTGCCGGTTACGGATTGGCTCAGTGGACGTATAGTCCAAGAAAAAGGAAATTACTTTCCTACGCCAGAAGCAAGGACAAGTCTATCGGGGACCTCGAAATGCAGCTTGAGTTCCTTGTAAAGGAACTTGAGGAAGATTTCTCAGGAGTTCTTGGTATACTCAAGACAGCAGAGAGCGTCCGCTCTGCCTCTGATGAAGTTCTCTTGAAATTTGAACGACCTGCATACAGCGGAGCAGACGTGCAGATCATGAAAGCGACATACGGACAGAAATATTACGACAGATATGCAGAAAAGGAGGATAATATGTCGGATATCATTGAATACGCTTATAGCAGCACAAAACAGCTCTCCACACACTTCAACATTATGGAGTTCCGCTGCAAGTGCGGCAAAGTTCACACAACTAAGAACAGCAAAAAGCTGATAGACTACCTTGAAAAGCTGTTTGTCAAGCTCAACTGTTCAAAGATCATCGTAAACAGCGGCTACCGTTGCGAGTATTGGGACGTTTACGTCGGCGGAAACGGTATCGGACAGCACGTCGTAGGAACGGCGGCAGATATTGTATGCTACGACAAAAACGGAAAGATCATATCTTCAAAGCTCGTATGTTGCGCCGCTCAGGACGTTGGATTCGGCGGCATAGCGAACATCGACAAGAGCTACACCGCTACGCACGTTGACGTAAGAGAAAGCAACAGGTGGTACGGCGACGAAAGCGTCCCCGGAGGAACAGCAAGGAGTGTAACCACCAATTTCTACACCTATTTCGGCATAAGCAAAGCGTCCACAGAAACAACATCAAGCGGAGGAAACAGCAGCTCTGCCGCTCCTGAGCCTGCCAGAGCAATGGACAGAAGTCTTACAGGAACTTACAGAGTTAAAGCCTCAGCGCTCAACCTCCGCAGAGGAGCAGGCACAAACAAGACCATACTTGCAACCCTCCCAAATGGAACAACAATGCAGTGCTACGGCTATTACACAACCGTTTCCGGCGTTAAGTGGCTCTTAGTTCAGACGACTTACAAGAACAAGACATACACGGGATATGTCTCAAGCGAATACGTTTCAAAGTAATAAGGAGGAGAGCGGCTATGAATGATTTTATAGAATCAGTTCTCGAAGCTGTAATTATCGCCTTTATTCCTATATTTGCAAGATACATCGGACTTCTGATTGAAACCTATGGAGCAAAGCACCACATGGAGGAGATCAGCAAGGTGGTTGCAGAGGCGGTACGCATTACATCTCAGGTATATGTGGACGATCTCAAGAACGGCGGAGTGTTTAACGCAGACGCTCAGAAGATTGCAATGGAGCAGGCGATACAGACAGCAATTGACTTATTTACACCGGCGACAGAACGTTACATAGAAAAGCTCTATGGCAACGTAGACAGCTTCCTCGAAAACAAGATCGAGGCTGAGGTAAAGAGACAGAAACAGCTTGAAAGCAACAACGAAATAGCTCAGTAGGAGCTTTAATGAATTATGAAAGTCGTCGGAGAGCCACCTAACGACGATACGGAATCCCCTCCACTACCCCGGAGGGGATTTTTTGCTGTCCCAGAAAAGGACAAAACGCACAAAACTGTATATATTGCATAACCGTAAAACCGACAAATCAAACAAACTTTAGCAAAATTACCAAATTTTTTTGAATTTTGGTTGAAAATGACCCTAAAAGGGGCTATAATTATAATCAAGGGGAACACCCCGAAAGAAAATAGGCACACGGAGGCGGTCCGATCACAGGCTACGAACTACTCAGCCGGGAGGCTCAGTAGGGAGACGAGGAACAGAAAGAGGACGGCAAATGCGGAAAAAACAGAGCGTCAAGTGGGGCAGGCGCTCCTCCGGAGAATGAATAGGTGCAAGGAATTAACCAGTATTCTTGAGGAAACTCAGTTCTTGAAGAGATGTTCCCCGATAATTAAACTCAACTATGTCCCAAAATGGGGAAACGAAAGCAACCGACGGAATAGAGCGAGAACAAGTGTAGCAGCTCATTCGGGTGAGATTCAGAAAGCTCCGAGGGAGAAACGGAGGAGGCTATGAAAAGATTTTTCTTGGAATTCGATGTAAGAAAACCAGAGTTACAGCCGGGAATCGGCGGAAGTTACGACCACATAAAAGGTAGTTACTGCAAAAACCATGTGAGCGGCGGTTTTAACGGAAACTCTATGAAAACCATGAAAGGCTACATTCGCAGAATTCGCAAGAATTATGCAGAGCTTGAGCCGCATGACTTCCGAATCTACGATTACGAAGCACCTGATGAGCCTGACGGACACGTCGGTCAGGTATACCATGAGGTATAAGGAGGTGTAACATATGATGAAGCAAGAATTTATCGAGAGGACGAAATACAACCCCTCCGATGAAGAATACCACTACATTGAAGAATCGTACTACGAATCAGACTGCGTAGACAAAAACGAGTTCTGCAAGCAGTGGGTAAAAGATGTAAAATCGGGCAAATGGCTTATGGAACTCCGTTTTAGAAAGCTCCTCGATCAGCAGAAAGCAGAATACGAAAAGCAGCTTGCTGAAAAGGAAGAAAACCTCGTGTTCTATCGCCAAGAGTTCAAAAAAGGTCAGGAGGCGCAGAAGAAACTAAGGGATATAGAGGGCTTACTTAAAGGAACGAGAAAAGTCATTTAAGCATTAACAAGCGGAGGCTCTAACGCCTCCGCACAGATAACAAAAAGGAGGACCATATGTGGAAACAGGGTGCAATCTTAGTCCCTAACCCGGACGAAAGCCACACCACAGTCCGCTATTGGGCTAAGGTATACGAAACAGGAAGCCAATTTGGCATAGAGGGCGGCAGAATCAGCAAGCTCATGCTCAAAGCAGATAACGAGATTATCTACAACTACGACAGAGGCTTAGATATTCCGCCACAATCCGAGACAGCCGAGAAAGCTCTTGCAATTCTTTTGCATGAGTACAACTAAGCAGAGCAAAGGAGGAATCGTAATGAAACAAGGACGTTACATCGACTTAAACGAGGCGGACAGAAGAATGAACAGCGGTATCATCACATACGCCGATATAGAGGCAAAGTTCACTGAGATTGTTAAAAACTTCATGGGCAGAGGCTACCAGATATGCACAGAAACCATGAGAAGCTCACAGGGAGAGCTTTGCAAGGTAGACCTCTATCACCCTCACGACGTCAAAAGAGTTGTGCGAATTCTTCTCGACAGTACAGCAGAGGGCGGCATAGTTCTCAGCGTAATGGACTTTAAGGAGTGGGACGGACGTGATTCACTATGGAACGGCAAAGGAAACCAAATAACCTTTGTCACCTACTACAACATTGCAGGAGACTTCATTGACCGCAGAAATGCAAAGTTCATCACAGGGCAGAAGAAGTATGAGAGCATATGTCAGAAGATAAGAAGCAGGTGGGCTGACAAGTACGGCTGCGGCGACGGAATTGAGAGAGAAATCGAGATCAGCGACGCTCAGAAGAAGAGCATACTCAAAATCGCCAGACAGCGAAAAGGTTACAAGACAGTCACAGCCTCAGATATTCAGAAGATATGCCGATACGAAAATTTCTATGCTATAAAGTTCTGTCGCAAGCACGATATACTTATTCACATGGAGGCGACACAATGAGGTACTACAGCACAGAAAGGCCACTCACACCGGGGGCGTACCCGAATACATCACAGCAGCCGATCAATATCAAGAACTTTGACGATAAGAAGTTTTGCGAAGAGATAGGCAGAGAGGCATGGGGCTATATCGACTACGAGAAGCCCCTCGCCCAGACCGTATCACAGCACTACAGCCTCGTACAAGAGGGAGTGTTCACATGGTACTCGGTCACGGCTACTTACCTTGAGGACGGAAAGCTGAGGACAATCAGACATTCCGGGACAGAGGAAAGCGAAAACAAGCCTACAGAGCATAACGTCAAGTTCGGCAAAGGCAGGCGTGTTGTGGTAAAGTGGTTTAAGTCTTATGGAGAGGCTGAGGAATACTACAACAAGATCAAGGAGGCAAACGAATGAACAAGTACAGAGAGCTTATGGATAAGTTTCAGAAAGAGGTTAATGAGCTTCCCCTGGGATTCGCATTCTCAAACGAACAGTTCGAGCAGATGATGAATAAATGGGGGCTTACCTCAGAGGACACCGACAAGATATACCGCATAGGCGGAGGCGGATTCATGAGGAAGAGCGACGCTGACCTCGTTACTGGCACATTCAGCAGGCATAAGGAGGAGCTTGCGGCAGCTATAGCCGCTGACCCGGACGGGACAGGCTTCATTTACGATATGTTCAGTTACGAGCTGAGAAACCACGAACACGCCTACACGGGCGACGCAGAGGACACGCTCGACGCACTCGGCTATACATGGGACGATGTGCAGAACGACGACAGGCTAAAGCACGGATTCCAGTTAGCAGTAAGCAAGATAGGAGGATAAGTTATGAGATCATCGAGAGACGAATGGAAATACTGGCTTGATAATGCTGAAAGGCATTTCAAGGACCACAAAGCCAAATTGGTAGTTGACACCGAGGGCTTTACCGTAATAGACTGGCGTAACGCAAACGGCGGCAGCGAATACTACATTAACTTTTTCATTGACAAGAGGAGAGGAAGCCTCCACATAGACGGGCACCTCGGCAGCAGTATAGCAACGTGGCACAACCGGCTCAAGATCAGCGACCTCAAGTCCTACATCTACAACAACATAGGCTACTATATGGGGAAATTCCAGTGTACCTCAGACGACTATATCTATGATGAGGACGAAGTGTTCGAGGACCTTGTAGAACTGCTCGAAAGAGAGGCAATAGACTACTACATTGAAAACTCAGATGAATTCGACGATTTCGACGAGTTCAAGGACGATATTATCGACGAGATCAGAAACAGCATAAGAGGCAGATTGTTCATACCGTCAGAACGCCTCTACGAAATAGCTACAGACATTTACCCGGACGCATGGGAGGGCTTATCCTCCTGCGGCAAATCAGTTGACGGAAGAGTATACTTATGGGCGATAGGATTCAACATGGCGGTCACTCAGTTAGAGGAGGGAGCGATATTATGAAAGCAACAGCACTCAGAGCAGAAATATTCAAACATATGTCAGGAGATTGCTCTAATCATGGCATATCATCACGCTTCACAGATATACTGATACTCTGCGACCACGGAAACGAGATCATAGACATGGACAATCCGCCCGAAAACCTTTGTAAGGTCGTTACTCGTACCCTTTGGGGCAGAGAATATAAGCACGTTGAGCCTATGGCAAGACCCACAGGCGTAGGGTGGATGTCAGGCGGCTGTGTAGTTTACTCTTGTGACAGCAGATTCGGAGAACTTACGCAGTACCCTCTTGTACTTCACGACAGGCAGGAGACACAGGAAGAATACAACACCTACGACTAAAAAAGCTCCGCCAGAGAGCGGAGCATAAGACTATTCAAGTTCAGAGTTATCCAGTACCCATATACGCTTAAGAGGTATTTTCTGACGAATATCATCTGAAAGATTTTCGTAGTTTTCAAGCAATTCACGAATAACGTCAGCGGCAGACCAGAGGCGCACACGAAAGAACTGTTTGGCAGTGTCACGAACAATGGAACTGCGGAAACCGCTCCATGAAACGAGGAGACCATATTCAGCTCCATAGTTAGTCATTGTACCCAAGAGATTATCCAAGACAGTACGCTCGATAGCACTGTCGCCTGACTTCACCTGTACGCAAATTTTCGGAGACGAAAACCCGAATGTTCCGCAGGAAGCGAGGAGATCAACACCGTGGTCGGGACCTGCCGAATGCTCATACACTTCAAAGCCTTTAGCCCGGAGGATAGCAGCTACAAGATGTTCGAGTGCGTGACCCTTGAAATTCCTGATTATATGATTGGAGATAGATTCGAGGGAATCGTCCTCAAGATTAAAGAGAGCAGGCTCAGGAACGGCGGCAGGCTTTTCGACATGGGATATAGTAAGGCGTTTAAACCGCTCCTCCTGTTTCAGCTTGAAAGTAGTCATAGGAGTACGCAGAGACGACAGTATTTCTCCGTCGAAACATTCACGAGGAACTTTTGCAAACCACTCAACAGACCTGTAATGACGATAAAGCTCAGGAGCAGACTTGTCAAAGCGGTATTCACCGATTATCTTACCGACATGGAGCGAAGAAGAAAACTTACTCGGCAGCACCACCCACTCTTCAAGAGCCATTCCGAAAGCAAAGGAGTTGCCCTGAGAGTACCAATTCTGTACAGCGGAGGAACTTGACGCAGGAAAGACAGAGAAAAAGTAATCCTTTAACTCGTTCTTTTCCTTAAAATCGGTCATTGGCTTTTCCACTTCTTCAAAGGTAAAGTAGATACGGCTATCTTCCAAGAACTTTGTTTCATGTTCTCCCTTGCGCCCAGCACGACAAACCCATATAGACATACGATCATCACCTCATGATGATTATAACACACAAGAGGAGGCGAAAACAGCAAATTCCCTAAAAAGGAACAAAGCAGGAACAACAGACGCAAAATGGGACGTTGTGCCAGATTTATTGACACCCCGTAACGAGACAGTTATAATTGAGACAAGGAGGTGCTACCATGATAGGTGCAATTATCATATTACTCATTGTTGGCGGCTTGTTCGCAGGAATTTTATACTTCTGTTTCTCCAACGGATATAAAGCCGCAAAGGAAAAGAAAGAACTTGACGAAAAGTACGCCCCGATCTACACGGCTCAACTCAAGCATACCGACGGACTTCCGATAGCGGTAGGAGCTATTGTCAAGGTAGTTTACTGTGAGGACCGTTTCGTATTCTTGAAAGACAAGCAGGAGATCACTGTATCAAGAGCTAAGGTCAAGAACGTTGACTGCGTGACAGGAAAAAACCTGAAAACTCAGCAGGCAGCCGGAGCAGCGGCAGGAGCTTTAGTATTCGGAGGATTGTCAGGAGCGGTCTTAGGGTCACTTATAGCCACATCGACATACCTTGTTATCAGCTACGAAAGCGACGGAGATAACAAGAGCATAATACTTGATACTTTTGCAAGCGGATTATTTGCGACTAAGGTTGCCAAAGACTTCAAGAAGAACGACAGCCGCCCGGAGGAGAAAATCGAATTATAACAAAAATCGGCTATGTTTCGCCATTTCGAGCAATCAACCGAAAACAGGCAAGAACAAGCCAAAACAACCGAAACAAACAACCGCTTGAAAAATCAAGCGAAACAAGCCGATAAAGATACAGATAAAGATAAAGATAAAGATAAAGATAAAGATAAAGAGAAAGATAAAGAGAAAGATAAAGAAGAAGATTATATATCTCGCTTACACTCGATTATTACGAACATCAACACTCTGACTTGTCAGGTGCATGTACGACAATCTTTTCAATGAATTCGTGCATAATTTCGGGAGTGAGCTTCGGGATTTCGGAATACTTACGGACTATTCCAATAAACTGAGCCGTGTCAGCATTCTTCTGCCCAGTCTGACTTTGGATTATTCATCTTTTTCTTGCACTTATAGGATTTCTTTCTGGTTCTGAAATTAACCGTGTGACCCACATATTCAAGCTTTTCGAGTAAATCAGCTATCGTTCTCTGTGCCCAGCGATAAGGCTTTGCACAAGTAATGTTTCCCGATTTTTTGAGTTCTGCGTAAGCAGTAGGCGTAAGAACTTTATCCTCAGTCAGTATTCTCGCAATCTGCGTCGGACCGTATCCGTCAATACAAAGCTGAAAAATTCTGCGGACTACCTCTGCGGCTTCCTCGTCAATCTCCCAGATATTTTTATCTTTCTCGGATTTCTTGTAGCCGTAGGGAGGAATTGTGGTGAGTGGCTTTCCCGACTGACCTTTCGCCTTGAAAACTGCCTTAATCTTCTTTGAACAGTCACGGGCGTACCAGTCATTAAAAACATTCTTGAAAACCATCATTTCGTTCTCGCTACGCAGAGTATCAACATTATCGTTGATAGCAATATACCGAACATCATAATCAGGAAGCACCATTTCGATATACTGCCCTGTCATCAGATAATCTCTGCCGAAACGGGATAAATCCTTTGTGATAACAGTTCCAATTTTTCCTGACTTCACATCATCCATCATTCTCATAAAATCAGGTCGATTGAAATTTATTCCGCTGAAGCCGTCGTCAACATAAAATTGTGTGTTTCCAAGTCCGTTTTCATCAGCATATTTCTTCAAAATAGCTTTCTGATTGGTGATTGAATTACTCTCACCTTGCAAATCATCGTCGTTGCTCAGACGACAGTAAAGAGCCGTAATCTTGTCTGTAAACATAACCATTCCTTTCCGACAATTACGGCGACTAATGTACAATAATTATAGCACATCCGCCGTAAAATATCAATACTTTAAAGTGATGAAATTTTCATAGAGTCGTGAAACGG